TTCGGGACTAGGAGGCCGCAGGTTCGAATCCTGTCGCCCCGACCAATATTAAAGCCACTCTAGAGCATAGTCAAAAGGTCAAAGAATGGCTAATGTGAGCAAAAATGTGAGCAAACAACATATTTAGCCACATTTATATACATTAACGTGATTTAACAAGCCAAGGGTATTTTCCTTTGGCTTTTTTCTTTTTTCTTTTTCTCTTCTTTTCAGATTCGTAGTACTTCATGTGGATCACCTCTGCAGATATCATAAATCAAAAAGAGACCTTTATAATAACGGTCTCTTAATTAATAGTTATTCTGTTTTAGTAAAAAATGAATTTGACCTTTAATCTCAGGTGATAAAAAGGCTGCCTGTTCTTTGATGATGTTAGCCATAGATTTTCGTGCTGCAGATAAATCATTGGCGGCAGTTTCATAAGTCACACCCATTATCAAAGATATATCATAAAGGCTCTTTTCTTTGATGTAATAAAGCCACAAGATTTCTTCTTGTTTTGATTTCATACCAACCAAAGGTATCATGACCGCTAGTGCTGTTCTCGAAATTCGCTTAAGGTTTTGGTTGAATTCCTTTTGCGAAATCATTTGGCCAAAAGCTCAATAATTATAATAGTAGTACAAATTGTACTAGTGACCATACAAATAGCAAAACAAATATTAGCAATTAAAAACAGCTTATTACGGCTTTCCTTGGTTTCAATCTCTTGATTCTTTTTCTTCTGTAGCTCAGCCAACCGGAGCATATCTTTTTCAAACACTTTTATCACCTCAAAAAAATCGGCCGCCGGGCAGGAAGAAACATCTGTAACCGATAACCAGTATCTTCCCAATCCGGCGGTATTTTAAATTACTTTCCACAGCCTTTTTTCTTCTTTAAAACCATAGCGGCTCACCTCCTTTCCAGATAGGATTAGAAATGGTCACCTCCTCATAAAGCTAGTAAAAATATTAATATTGCCGTAGCGGTTTCCCATGCATTTCGCTGTCTAGTTACTACTTTTACTTTCTTTTCCATCTGTACTTGGTAATCCTTGAATGATTGCTCTAATTTCGCTTGTCGTTCCTCTGCCTTTTTCAACAAGCTCTTGGTCGCTGTTAATTCGGTCTTGCACTCCACCAACTGTTTCCTGCACTTGGTCAATTCGTTCTGTACTTTCGTCAAGTCCTCTTTCGACTTTATCAAGTTGTTGTTGAGCTGTTCCCAAATCTCGTCTTGTTCGGTCAACAGAATTAATAATTGCTGTTCCCGCTGCGTGGTCAACACTTTGTCTGCTTGGCAGGTAGAATATAAACCATAGCAGGAAAGCAAATAAAATGACAGCACAAGCAATAATAATTTCCTTGCGGTTTGCAAGGTAAAACTCCTTGATTTTTGCCGCCACAATTAAATCACCGCCTTAGTTTTATTGTTTTATGATAAGTCTATTGCGTAGCTATGCAAAAGCTCTCAAAACGTGAATACGAACGTGTGAGAGCGTTTGTACGTAATAATAATTAAAACATTATTGATTGCCGTCATAACCGACAATGAATTGCGTTTCGTCAACATCTCCAATGACTTCTGCGGTCACTTCAATTCCGTTGTCAATGGAGTTTTCTATTGCTCTGCAAATTTCCTCTCCGTCCTCGTTCTCTCCACGTATGCAACCATAAGTACCGCTATCAATGGAACGGTTTTCTCCGTAGCCATGATAGCCACGTCCACGAACTCGGTCAAGTGCTACCCAAAATGTACCATAAGCACCGCTATCGTCTATATCGTGACCATATTCAAGAGCGTTTGAGTCCTCATTGGTGATAGGGTACTCTCCGTTAGGGATAGCAGTTCTCTCCTGCCCCTCGGAATTAAGACCCGCCCAAAAATTGAAACTTATGGGAAACTCTGCATAGCGTTCTCCGTCTGTGTCCTCGCAATATACTTTGCTTGTTTCCTTGTCAAATATTAATTTCTTCAGCACTTTAAATATCCCCTTTCTTTACTGGCATTTGCCCTGATATTGAATTGTATGTGCTGTCTATCTTGTACTTCTCTACTTCTGCGTTACTGTCATTCTGTTTGTACTTATACAAGGCGAACATACTTCCCAGACCGCCCGCTATCGTGGCTATCGCACTAACTCCTATCTGTAAAGGGAAATTAAAGCTCTTAGGGTACAACCCCATTAGCCAAAAGGCTATCAAAAGGGAGAGAGTAAGGACAAGTATCAGCACAAACTCTATTATTGTTCCCAGCATAAATATCTGGTCTTGATTGTCAACGCACCACGCACCAAAGGAAACAATCCAACGCTTAATTTTAGCTAACATTTGTGTCACCGCCTTGCAAGGGTGTGTTTTTAAATTTCTTGACAATGGCGGTCATGTAGCCGTTCTTGCCCTTTAGCTCGTCATAAGCACTCGCCATATCAGTGAAAGCACTGAACTGCTCGCTTGATATATCTCTCCCTGCTTCAATATGCTCTGCGTAGAGGGAGAGCATAGCCACCCTAAGAAGTGCTTTCACTCCTACCTCGATAGCAAATAGTCTTTGGTTCTGCACCTTTCGCCTTGCCATGAACTGCCCCCATATAAAGCCTAAGAGTGCCGTGGCTATGAAAATGGCTACTCCTGCCGTAATCTGTTCTCCCATTGTCTGCCCCCATTACCATGTGATTTTTTCTACGTCTGTTTTTTCTTTGCAAGCGTTGACTTGCTCTTTCAGTGTCCGATATTTTTCATGCAGTTCATTACTGCGTGTAGCACTTGCGATAAAAACATCTGTGATATTTTGAGCGTTAATCGTTGCCGTTGAATTATCTGCCATAGTCCACTCAATAGTCGTCGCTGCTTCTAATTTTTCTCTAGATTCCACACCTTTAGTTTTACTACCATTAAAAATTACACCATTCTCAAACCTGGATTCCACAACTTATTCACCCCAATTCATTACGGGTAATTCACTTATAATATCTGTCGGTACTTCTCTCGTCCCTGCTTGTACCTCTGCAAGTATTTCGTAGCACTTAGTCCATACTGCATCACGCCATATAACACCTGCTTGTCCTTCTAGTTTAAACTTATCGTTGGAGGACGTAGCATAAGTGCATAACGATAATATCCCGTCATATCCTCGTTCTTGTGCAGTTGTGTCTAAGTAACTTTGCACCTGTTGGGTATACCTTGCTATGACCTCTGCTTGCGTAGGAACGTCCTCAACTTCAGTTGTAGTCACGTCAACACTTAACAAGGCCTCTGCACTAGGGTCTTGCGTTAAAACACCGTCTGTTACCTTAAATTCGTAACCGTCTGCTAACTCAACTTCTTCACTTCTCAATGCGTTTGCTGTTACCGTTTCGTTCTCGCCTATGTAATAACTATTTTTAAAAATATAAACTTTCATTTTACCCCTCCTTATCCTACTACCGTTGCATCTGTTACCGACCAGCCTTTAGTTATCAAAGCGTTGATATCTGTCGTACTTGCACTCGTACGTGTCAAACCCTTTAGCTTTAATGTTCCGCTCGTTACCGTGGTAATGGTGTTTAAATTTGAAATCAATGTATCTAGGTCGGCAGAGGAAACGCCTGTGTATGAAATATCAATGTACGAAAGCGTGGCTTTTGGCGATAAAACACCTGTGACGAGTGGGCAACTGTTAAGGCTAAGATAGTAAGTTAAGTTGCTAACACTGCTCAAATCTCCTGTGACGAGTGAGCAACCGTCAAGGCTAAGTAAGTAAGTTAAGTTGCTAACACTGCTCAAATTTCCTGTGACGAGTGAGCAATTGCTAAGGCTAAGATAGTAAGTTAAGTTGCTAACACTGCTCAAATTTCCTGTGACGAGTGAGCAACTGCTAAGGCTAAGATAGTAAGTTAAGTTGCTAACACTGCTCAAATTTCCTGTGACGAGTGAGCAATCGTAAAGGATAAGATAGTAAGTTAAATTGCTGAAAACGCTCAAATTTCCTGTGAAGTTTTTGCCTGTGCTACCCGCAGAAACTTGTACACCGCTTGCCCATAAATTATTGCAATATAAATAACTAGTGCCAGCGGGAAGTGTAAGGTTTTGGGTAGTACTTGTTGATAACACGCCATTTGATAATTTCCACGCAACGCCTGTCCCGTTTATTATTGAAAAGTTAAATAAGCCTGCCCCATGTGGTAACGCAAGACAATAAGGGTTACTGTTGGCTATTGCCGTGTCCGTTTCGGTCTTGGTTGGATAGTTCGCCAATGCCGCATTGATAGCCACCGTAACTTCAGCCTTAGTGTAGTAATTAGACAAGTCAACAGTTCCGCCTAAGCTATCCCACTCCGTACCGTTCCACGCTAAGTTGTCGCCCGCTTTCACGTCATGCATTGTGTCAGCGGTCTGTACGTTGTAGGTGTAGCCTATCTCCTGCCCTGTGGCGGGCAAGTCTGCGTAAGTCGCAACGCTCCCCATATATTTGTAGACGTGGGATATATCGGACTTCGTGGCATATTCTGACAGGTCAACGTTAACTGCTTTGTTCGCCACGACTAGCGGTGTGCCGTTTAAGTTGATTACTTCAATTACGTTTGCTTCTGCGCCCTCTGCTACTCCTGACAGCTTAGTCTTGTCAGCGGTTGTGTAGTCCTCTGTGCTTAAACCTTTGCCTGCTACCTTGTCAACTTTCTTGCTTAAATCATTTGAAGTTGCTAAAGCTACCATAGTAAAAATACAGCCACTTGAGCTTACTGTGTCATCGGCTTTGGTGCCCCATGTTGGTTCAGTGGTATCAGTAGTTCCGGCAGTTGTGCATTTTGCCCACAAGCCGTTTTGCATGCTGTCGCTGATAATAAAATCCCCAGCCTCATAAGCGGTGTTTGGCTGAAACAGTAGCTTGCTGGCAAGTGCTACCAAGACTTCATTGTTATTAAGAATAAAGTCCATCATTGAGCTAGACTTTGTGGGGTTCGCACTGTTGGCATATTGCATCAGTGCTGAGCCAAGCTGTGCGACTTTTGGTATGCTCATTTTTATTTCACCTCTGCTCTTTTTTGCTGAGCGCTTAGAAAAGCATCAATATTTTCTATTTCCTTCTCGCATTCAGCATTTGGATAAGTTCCTAGCTTCCCGTTAACGATAAAATTACCTGTGCCTTTGTTGTAGTCGATATTGTTGCCGATAACGGTTCCGCCGTCTGCAATAAAGTTAGCAGTAGTATCGGTATAATTTTTTGTGGCATTTTGAACCACAACGATTCCATCCCTGATTAATAGTAAACTTTGCATCTTTTATTCCTCCTTTTTTAAGCCGTTCTGCGCCATCTGAAGCAAACTTCGTAAGGTTGCATAAGGTTAAACTTTTCGTTCCCTCCTGTTTTTCCTATGGTTATGGTGTGAGAGTGAGCTCCCGCTGCTGAAACACCTACACTATGGCCATGTGAATAATTAAACACTACATGGTGTCCATCATGTCTATCGCCCGAAGCGTAAAAGTTATAAGTGTCACTTAACGAGAATACCCCATCTGCTCCGCCTTGAGCTGGAGTTGCGTTGCCTCCGCCATAAATCTTGCCACTTGCAGACTGAGTATCTGTCCAAGCACTATGAGCATGATTGCCTTGCGTGTCAGCGGTAGCTGCGTGTCCATGATTTACGAGCTCGTTAATGGTCATCAGATGCTTTTCTTCACCGTCGATATCGTCTATCTTGTAAATTGTTCCGGTGGATGCTGTGCCGGCGCTTACTAAAACTAGTCCAGCATCCATCGCAGCCCAAGTGCCTCCGAATAAGCTTGACGGCGATGTGCTGTCTTTGCTTTGATAAATTGCGCCGATAGGATAACCGAGAAGCGCAGGAGATATTATTTTCCAAAGTACGCCATTGTCAGTTACCTCTGTTCCGATAGCAGTCCACGCTGGTTCGGTGTCACTGCTGACACCGGTTGCCGCGCAAATTGCCTGAGCGCCTTCCGGCATTGACGGAGACTGCCGTATCGCTCCTACAGAATAAGTTGTTGATGGCTGCCACAAAAAGCGCTGTACAAAATTTTCTAAAATAGAATTATTGTTCTTAATTAGGTTCTGGAATTGCTCTTCTGACGTAGCATCCGTACTAGAAGCACCGTTAAAATAATCAGCTGTAGCTTCCGTAAATTTTTTTATGCTCATGAAACGACCTCCTTCTCGTAGCCTTGCCAAGTAATGTCACAGACAGCCGACACGCTTGTACCGCTAGCATTTATGATTTTAATTACGCATGGCTGCCTAGTCACAATCTTGGGCTGTAGCAGTTCTGTGTTCCCGCTCACGCTATCAATCCTTACTGCCACCGTATAATAATTTGGTGTCTTAACTGGTAATTCCAAACCGTCTGCCGGTACAGTAAGATTCTCGAAGTGTTCCGACCTGTCCGGAACATCGATATATGGCGTGAGTTTTTTTATTACCGTTCTTGCCGTTTTTGAAGCTGGCGCCGTACCATTAATTTCTAGTACATCTCCTGCGTTAACTTTTGCCTTAGCGGAAAATAGGAACCACATGGTACGATAGATTTTCCGAAAATTATCACTTGCCAATCCCCAGAAACTATCACTTTCTAGTCCCCAAAACGGATTATCGTTGTTAAGTCGATAGTTTAGCGAAAGCAAATTGTCGCCGCCAAAATCAACTCCGAACTGACCACCGCACGATACATTTATCGTTGAGTTAATCGTCAGCTCGTTATAACTGCTATTCCCCCACATAGCTTTCTTCTTGTCAGAGTTCCACATCGGATTCTGGCTGTCAGAGCTCCACATGGTGTTGCTATCGCCTGACATTAAGTAACCGGTATCAGGGTCAACGTATCCGTTGCTTGCTACAAGGCTCCATGAATTTGCTGATAAATCGTGCTCTTCTAAAATATTCTCCTTAAGAGTATCCCCAAGGTCTATGAGCACGTACGCTATATTCTCACTTTCGTGGCCATAGTTATCAACGGCCTTAATCATAATCGTGTGCGTACCGTCTCTCAGAGATTTAGCTTCATAAGGCTGAGCCGTTATAAGTCCTTCAGCGACTTCTGAAGCCTGTTCCCAATTTAAGGATGTTCCTTGTATATGTTTTATGCGAAAGCCTGCAATATCGTTTGGTACCGGATAGTCAAAATTCCAGTAGTAGCGGCGCGTACCGCTTGCCAGCTTTTCAACTCCAAGCTCATTGACATCCGGAGGAATAGTATCAATGCCTTTGCTTATCGGGCCGGCTATCGTTCCGGTACTTAGATTAACTCCAAGTACTGATATAACCTTAATCCAGTAGTTTGTCTCAATCTCTACATCAAGTTGGATACTGTTACTGCTGATATTGCTTTTGACTACATAATAGTTGATACCATCCTTACTTAGAAGCACCGTATACTTACAAGGTTGAGCTCCAGCAGGCAAAACCCACGAAGCGTACATAACACATCTTGAGAAGCCAGAAGCATCTTTATACGCCACTTGTGAAGCTGATAGCTGCTGAACATTAGTCGGAAGATATTTCTCATCCGAATAATTAATTGCCGGAATGCTGTAATTCTCGTTGTAGATGTTAGCGTTATACTCGATGCACTCAATTTTGCGGGTGAAGTCTTGAGCTCTTGTAATGCTCCGAACGCTGAACGGCTTAACACCAACATTCACAACTTCCAGACTAAACACATCATTAACTTCTGGTGTTCCGCCTCCGGTATAATTCCCGGTATCGCCGCCAATAGTAATAACCGTATAACCATCTGCGCTGGATGAAACGGTACAAGATTGTTCGTGAATTACATCGTCCGTAGTTCTGTACATGATGCAGTAAGACTTCGTTAAGTCTGTCAAATCTTCACAAGTTAGAGTAAGTTTTGCACCATCTACTTTGTAAATTCTTCCGCTGCGTTCCCACCTAGGAACATCATGAGAGACTAATATCACATCGCCTATGGTACAGGAAATAGCATCAACATCAGCCTCAAAGGTAACGGTGCGTACCAGGTACTTATTACAGTACAGAAGATATTTAGCTGTCCGAACTGCTTGCTCATAGCTTGTTATACCGTCATATGTGATTGATGTGGTTTTGGCCACAGCATCGGCATCGTCATAATCGTCAGAGTAAACAGTAACGGTCTGCCTTTCGTAATTGGCTGCCGCATCGTTATATGTTAGTTCTATGCAGTTGGCTCTGTCAGAGGTTTGCATGAAATCTTCTTTAAAGCTTCCCGCTTTAATGTTGCCCATGCCAAACATCTGCACCGGCTGCTTAACACAATCCCAGATGCAACCGCATTTTGTACCAAACCAAACAACATAGCCTCTGCCTACAGGTGCGATATTGGCATTGACCTTTTCCATGAGCCTACCTACAGTTGAATCAATGTAGTTAATGTGCAGGTTCTTGGCATCGCAGAAGTCTGCCCACGCTGCGAACTGGTCATAGAGCATTAATTCCTTGGCAGCTCCTCTGACTTCGTATTCATAACCACCGGTGCTTAAATTCTTGATGTAGCTGCACTGATGGATATAGTCATAAGCGGCCCACGCAGGATTGTTTGCAGGCTTAGTCACATATGCGGAAGTATTAGGGTTCCACACATAGACGGAAGCTCTCTCAACCAGGAAGGTTACTGTGGGCGACCCGCTTATCTGGTCTGTAGCCAAAGCCTTAATTCCTAAAAGAGCTCTGTTAGGATAGCTGAAATCGTCATATACGATAGATGTTAACCCCGTCCAGTAACACTTGACTGAAGCTCTTGAATTGGTTTCCTCATGGCTTCTGTTGGTTATCCACACCCTGACTTCGTATGTTCCGGACGCTAATCCGTCAACTCTGAATTCTCTTCTAATTGCGCTGGAAACGTTGCCCGAAATTCTGGTACCGGGAGTGATAAGGTTCACCCAGCTCCCGCCGGAGAGCCGGTAATCTATTTCCAATTCAACCCAAGCTTCGTCAAGACCGCAATCGTCATTCGCATAGTAAAGACCGTTTGAAAATTCTATCTTTACAATAATTCCTTGAGTGGCGTTTCCCTGAGCCGTGTCCGTCCTAGCGGTTGTAGTCAGCTGATAGCCCAATGTCTTTGTGAAATAGGTGTCGTTGAAATTCTGGATAACGCTCTGGTCATTCGTCCCGTTTCTTAGCTCACAGGTCATGCCTTCGTAGTAAGAAACAGGATTGTCATTAATCTTGATATCGGAAATCGTAAGAGGTCCGTTTCCTGCACAGATAAGCCAATTCAGATACTCTTTGTTGTCGAGAGTGCTTATGTACTTGCCGATAGTCTGCCCTGAAGTCTTAACCTTGCCGTAAACAACTTGTATAGGATTGTTTTGGCCTTCCATAACAGAAGGCCCGCTCCAGCTATAAGTCTGGTCCTCATTACTACTCGAACCAAGGTCCGCTGAAGTGGAGCAGAAACGGCTTATTACATAGGCACCAAGAAACATGACTGCAGCTGATACTGCATAAGCGGTAAAGACGGCTGTTCCAGCGGTATACGCTGCCATTGTCGACTTAGCCGCCCAGACTCCTATTTGAGGCGCAACAATAGTCAGCGCAATCATGGCTACCATAGCAAATATGTTTTTACCGCCTTTGGCCACAACCGGAGAAATGACCACAAAGTCATTCTTCATAAGCTCTCTGCCAGGTTCAGGTGTCTCACCGTTAACTGTCACCTTAAGCTCCATGCCAGGGACCGACCTGTCATTGGATAGTCTCTCCACTGTCAGGCCTTTTTCTATATCTATTTGTTCAATGACCCTATCTTCATATGGGCTAAAAGGATTCTTAATTGTGACTAGTCTCATGGCTTAACCTCTGTACTCGTAGTAACCTTCAATACATTTTTTCCATGCCGGATTGAGCGTTCTGTCCACGCACACGCCGATTTTATCTCGTGTATGTATAAACAGTCCGTCCCCGATATAAACGCCCGTATGGTTGATATACGGCTTCGGTACGCCGAACCTTATGGCCATTACGCATGGCACTGGTATCGGTTCTCCGACCTCGGTTTTGATTCGTCTCCAGATGCTTTTGCTTCGCTGTTCGTTTTTAATTATGCAAGAAATTTTATCAACATCGTCAAAATCTGCATCGAACTCAGGGAGAGCCACTCCGAAACGCTTATAAATTTCTTTAACAAGTCCGTAGCAGTCAAGGCCTGTAAGAACGTCACGTCCATGATTGCGAAACTCTACTCCGATTAAATCCTGATACTTAACCATTTAGATACACTCCCTTCTGGTCAATGCCCGGATAACCACCGAACCTAGCGCTGTTTCCTCTCGCCCTACATTCTGTAAGCGTATGGCCACAAGTAGCATAGCCGCTTGTCGAACCGCACCGTAATCCCTTGTACCGGAACGGGCAGTTGTTCTTCAGATATTTTTCTAAAGGCCTGCGGTCGTTAAGAGGATAGCCGCTCCCTAAATTAAAGGTTATAAACTGCTGATCCACAGCACAGTGGTTGACCGTGAAACGTTCTTCCAGTTCTGGTGTAGATATATCCAAAGCTTTGGAGTTTACTATCCTCAGGACCACTGTGAAGCCGTTGCCACCGGAATAATCTTCCACATAGGACTGCAATGCTCTAGTGGTGTTGTCCACCTTTAGCTCCACGGAAGGTTCGCTTCCTGTACTGTCCTCGGACACTTCTCCGAGCTCAAAAGGAAAGGCTTGATAGAGATTGCCATTCCACGTGATATCTTCATTGTTGTAGCAAACGCGGAGCGTTTCAGCTCCGGTGATATTTGGTATTATGTCCAGCAGGATAAGAAACACGCTGTCAGTATGAAGCTTGTTTTTTTCCTGCTTTGCTAGTGCAGATATTGTAAGCATCGTCAGACCTCCGTAATTTCTAGTTCTACCTTCCAGTAGCTTAGTACTGTAAGTTCCTGTCCATCATAATTACTTACATACACTTCATGGTTTGTATTATCGGCAGGATTTGTCCACGTAAAAGAGTTCGCAGAAAAGCAAGCTTCATTTCTTACGAAGGTATCTAGGACGTCAAATTCGTCTTGTGGAAGGTTGTTCCAAGTTAGTGTCCACTTCTGCCTAGACCTTGTAAATTTACGTCTAGCCTGTACGCTGCCGTCCTCAAAAGTGGATTTCATGGAGTTATTCTCCGGGCTAAGCTTCAGAGGATAATTAGGCGCGCTGATTGTAGGAAAAGTTAAACTCATATAGAAACAGCCCCTTTCAGAATATCTCTCATGCCGTTTTTATTGGTGCTAACAGCATTTAGAACAACACTGATAATGTATCCGTTAGCATCAAATTTTACGCTGGTATCTGTAGCTTTAACATCGGTTCCGGATTTGTTAACGATTTCTACTCTAACGTTTTCGAGGGAACCAGAATTCCCGGATAAAGCGTTTGAAGTATCGGAAGCATTCAGCACCCTTCCCATTGTGGGAAATTTGACCATTTCGGGACCTTCTTCACCTACTAAATGCCACCCGGCTGTACCAATACCACCGCTGGCCATAGCAGAAGTACTTATAACATCATTACCAACGTAGTTATAGCTTTCCATACCGCCTGTAAGGCTAAGACCGCCACCCGAGTAATCTATAACGCTTGAATCGCCCATTATTCCACCAAGCCAATTAAATAGAGGCTTGACTACCATCATCTGCATTGCCATCTTCCAAACGGCGTTTATAACGCTATTAGCTATGTTGTCCCAACTGGATTTTATGTTATCGGCGAATGAATTTTGTCCGGTAACAACTCCATCCATAAGACCGGTAAATGAATCCTCAATATTTCCCATTACGGAAGTCATAGAGCTTTGATAATCAACGGTATAGTTCTTCATAGATTTCATTGTGTTATCCCAAGCACCTTTGACAGTCTGTGCTGCATTTTGCTCTACCTGCTGAATAGCTTGCGAATATTCTTGATGCAGTTTAAGTCTGTCCTCTTCAGTAAGCTTTTCATTGGCAAGCTTTTCTTGCAATTTGGCTGTGTAAGTCTGAAGCTCTTGGTCCTGTAAAACACGAAGCTCTGCGTTACTAATTTCGTTGGCCCGGTACCTGCTTGATAACATATCCATCTCATTGCTGTGGGTGGATATCAAGCTTTCTCTTGTATATTTTTCTCGCTGAAGCACCTGATAATTTTGCAATTTAGTTGTTTCCGAATTTACATCTATACCAAGTTTTTTAGCTTTTTCTAAGGTCGATTGGTAGTCGGCCAACTCATTATTAAGCTTGACGTTTTGCGATTCGGCAGGGCTAAGAGTAAGATTGGCAATCTTCTCATCAAGTCCTTGGTTCAGGCTGATAATAGCTTTGGCAACGCCGCTAATTTGCTGATACTTCTTTTCAGCTTCCTTTAATTCTTCGGAGCTTGCTCCAGCACCGCCGCTTGTCTGAATATATCCCTTAACCCAAGTTCCAGCACCCATGTCATAATAGCCTTGTTGATGATAAGCCTTGTTCCCTTTGGAACTTGCATTGTGGTATACACCATTTACACCGTCATAAATGCCAACATGGGAGCCTGTGGGATATTGGTTAGAGCCATAGACTAAAACGTCTCCGGCTTTCATACCTTCAGTTCCTTCGTGGTATAAGCCCGCTTCTTCGGCCTGCTGTTTAGCTATGCCAACATCCATGCTCATAACTTGACCGAATGCAACATTGGTTTTTTTGAGAACATCAGCAACATAAGCAGTACAACCATCTGCGCCATAAATATCACCTTCAAGACTTGCGGCCACGTCAGTAATCATGGTCCCGGTCTTTTCGCGAAGTTCTTCAAGTTTTTTGCGAGCTTCTTCAGCTTTTTTGGCTGCTGTTTCTGCTGCTTTTGATGCTTTATCAGCGGCAGCACTAGAGGTCGCTGTATTAGCAGCCATTCTTTCTTCATCAGCTGCAGCTTTTTCTGCCTTGGCTTGTGCTTCTTCATTTATAGTTTTTACATCTTTTGTTGACCCAGTTCCATAGGCAAAAGTATCTGCTTCGTTAGCATCTACAGCTCGAGCTTGTGCCAATTTTTCCTGGTCAACCTGAAGCATAGAATATTCGTTGTCACGTGACATTATCTGATCGCCGTATTGTTCTTTTAGCGCTTTGTCCTGATTATATTGATGTAAAAGTGCTATGGCTACAGTTAAAGGAGCTATTATAGCACTTGCTGCACTTGTAGCAATTCCAAGACTAGTAGCTATTCCATTAATAACTCCTATAAGTTTCCCGCCTGCAGAAATTAACGGCCCAAAAGTAAACGTTACGGCCTGTATTCCCAAACCTAAAGCACCAGCTGCCGCAACAAATTCTAGTACAGACACAACATTGGTTTTAGTCTGAGAATCTAGTTGACCCAATCCAGTAATTGCTTGCTGAGCGTATTCAGTGAGAGAAACTAATTGAGGTATTAGTTCTTGACCTATTTGAATCTTTAAGCCTTCCATTCCCATCTTGAGCTTATTAGTTTGGAAGCTCAAATCTTCAACAGCTTGTGAAGTTTCACCATTTATGACAAGCCCCATTTTCTCGGCATAGTCTGTAACATCTTTTATTTGTTCTTTAGAAAGATTCAACAAGTCATTAAGTTTAGCACCGGATTTGCCGAATATTTCCATTTCCATAGCTGTTTTGGAGACACCATTAGCCATGTCTCTGTGCCTTTCAGCAACATTTTGATAAATCTGTTCTGCAGACAGCATTCGGCCATTGGAATCTTTAATCGAAATTCCCCACTTAGTAAAAACGTCTGTGGATGCTTTCCCGGAAGCGGAAGCATTTGCCATAGCAACTCTAGCTGTTTCAACGTTTCTGCTCATTTTTGCAAAAGCGTTTCCAGTTTCTTCGGTTGCTAGCCCTACATGCTGACCTAATACTAAAAATTGTGAAGCCGTTTCTCCGGCCATACCGGTTTTGTCCTGTAGGTCGTTAACAGCAAGAGCCCAGGATTTGGTTGAATCAATTATTGAGTTAAGAGCTGACCCTGCTGTCCCCAGTGCTGCCAAATTAGTAAATGCTTTGGTAGCAGTGTTGCTAAAATTTCCCAAAGCTTTGTCAGCTGTATTAATACCGCCGCGAATGTCCATCATTCCTTTGGTAAAATTATCAACTAGCTGAAATTCCATTTTTTCTTGCAGTGCCATTATTCTTTCACTCCTTTCTCAACAACGTCTAAAATTATTTCTTCTGCCATTTTTATTTTATTTAGCAAGGCGCTTGATACTTTGATGTTGGCCATATCTGTAGCCGCCTTGATATCAGTCCAATTTAGTGATGTGGGAATTATCCTGGCACCAACTACATACCGGAAACAATTCCCTACCAAATTCCAAACTCTAAAAAATTCAGCATTGCCCGGATTGATGTCCGGGCATCTGCCTTCGCAAATATTGCAGTCTAGCTTTTTACCTGTTCTGAGGTCTTTTCTGGGACAGGCTCGGCAGTAAGCTGCGCCATCTCCGTACTGCCACTCGAAGATAGCTCGCAGTTTTTTATTTCTGCTTGCCGATATTTCTTGTTGGCATTCATGGTAAGTTCATAGATCATAAAAACTTCTGTTACTGTTAGGCCAACATCAACCTTGTCCGGATACATGTTAGTAAGTACCCAGTTGGCGGCTTTACGTCTCCAGTTGCCTATGGCCAGCCTTTCGGCTTTTGTAGGTTTCTTCGGGTCCAGTATTTCTGGGATTTTATCGTCTATTTCTTCAACGTACTTATTGAATTCTGTCCAACTCATGGGACGGATTTGAATCAAATAATTTTTGTCTGTCATGACTTCCTCCTAATCACGTACTAGGCAGCGTATGATGCAGTATCGTTTGTCAAGCTGAGAACGATAGCTGCCTTCTCAGTGTTTTCTTTGTAGAACGCATTGAAATTAAGCTCTTGCTTAATACCGGCTGCACCATCAACAGCAGGAGAATTGCGAGTAAATCTGATTTCCGGCAAATAAATCGAGAATACTTTTTTACCATTGGTAAGAGTTAGCTTCATACTAGTTGTGGTATTATCTGCAGCTAATTTTATGTACTCAGAGCTGGTAAAGAAAGCTGTGAGCTTGCCACTAATTTTGATTAGGCCCTCGTTTACACTAGTCCTATAGCCTTTGCTGCCAATAGTCTGTGTTTCACCATCAAGACCCATATCAATGCTTAAAGTTAATGCTGTAGCTATGGCCATAGTGTTGCCGCCAAGTTCTAAGTCCGCATCAAATTGAGTAAATTTATCCAATACTGGTTCTTTTGGTGTAGTACCAACGGAAGCTGTTCCAATGGTTTCCTTCTCGCCCATAAAAGAATAGGTTGCAAGTAACTCACCATCGCCGCCCACGCTCATGTCAATCTTTGAAACCTTGCAGCCATTATATTTATGGTAAGTACCGATATCCGGGAATCCCTTCTCAATCATAAGAGACGGTTGTGTGTTTCCCGGCTTATATACATGTGTATAAGTACTATCTGCAGTGTTTTCTGTTGTTGTGGGATTGCCAAATGCGCCCTTAAGTAAATACCCAGTCACCGTGGAATCTACAGCTGTAGGGATATCTCCATCAACTGTCACGTTGCCGGGGGTTGGTTCTGCAGGGTCTCTGCGACCTCTTAAGATGGTTGAATCTGTAGAATTCTGGCTTGCCAGCAAACTGTTTTTTGTGAACGGAATCAAGATTGCAGAAGTTGCAACATCAGTAGGGTCCACACCGTCAGCAGTCTCAAAAGCCATCAGTGTTTTAGAATAAATGCCTTTTGCTTGTGTCATTTTTTAATCACTCCTTTGCTAAAATTCTTCGGCCTTACCAAGGCCTAACGTTTGTTCAATTTCCCAGGAGACCGTCATGTCTCCAGCCCAGTAGGTACCGCCCGGATTAAGAGCTCCACCAACTTGAGCATCTACAGCTGACATGGGTCGGTAATTATTCAGCTCCCGTTGTATTATCAGCATCAGCTTGCTCATCAAATCGTAAGCATTGTGCATGACAATCCCGTCATCACTTAAAAAATTACCTTTGTCTGTTGATATGCCAATGCCTAAGTTGCATTTGTATTCGCACACTCCGGCATTTAAGCCTTCTTTTTTAACTGCTCCATAAATCAAGATAAACGGGCAATCTTCTTCAGCAGGCTCTTCATCCGGAAGAATGTCACCGGCAACAACAGTTAAATGTTTTTCAGGGAAATTTTCTATTGTGAAATTTTGTATTGATGCATTATTTTTTAACAGCGAACCGAGCTTTAAAATCCAGTCGCTGATACCCATTTGTTGTATGGCCATTAGTAAACCTCGTACTTTCTTCTCCGGCTATTGACTTTGCCAAAGTCCGTTCCCTTTTCAATGTATTGGTGCATCTTTTTGTCGATGTACTCAACTATGTGCGGACGAACAACGGCAAATTCAGGCTCCCATAACGGCCTAGGCGGTAAATTAATCTCACTAGGTATAACTTTAGCCGCGCCAGCAAAAAAACGTTTCATACGGGCTGTGGCGGTTTGTGTCTGCCCCTTTTCAAGAACATCACCACGCATTTTAGCGGCTTTGCTTGCCCAGCCTATTTTTACAGTACCGTCAGAATATTTATAGGCGACTGCCTGGTTCATTTTCCCAAACCATTTACGGCTTGGAGAACCCCGATACTCTTTGCCTAGCCATGATAATTTTTTTCGCAAAGTATTAGGTGACTTTTCCTGCCAGGTTGTTCCTGTCGGCCCACCTTTTTGGATTGCGCCTTTGGTCTGTTTTTGCACGAACCAACCAAGGCTTTTTCCTGCCTTGCGAAGCCAATTGGAATCGGTCAGCATGTACTGCACGAACGGCGATATTTCGTCATGCACAGATATGCTCATGTTTGAGTTGGCCATTATCTTGACCTCCCGGAAAGGCGGGATTTGGAAAGGCACTCTACAAGATACAGGCCGCCCAAACTATCTCTTAGCTGAGTACGCTGGACTTCATACATTTTATTTTTATAAATAATCTGATCGCCGGGAGTTGGCGAAGGCACATCTTTTTCGCTGATTGTAAAAAGAGCTGTGTCAGCCATATCAGCTAGGCTCAGGCCTACATTAGTATCTAAGGTTGCTCCAATTTCCGGTACTGCAAGAATTGTTATGCCATTATAGGAGATTTCTTCTCCGAGGATTTCTTTCGTTGCCGTTTGGATTCTGCCTTTGATAACATCTATCCTGCTCATGCCTGTCCTCCTCTCTTTCCAAAAAAAGGGAGCTTTACGGCTCCCTCCCTTTGCTAATTATTAGCCGTTGATACTTACTTCAACGGTGGTCCCAGCTGCTTCTTTTTCTGTCCAGACTTTACCGAATACCGGAGTAGTCGATTCAGGCGCAGTGGCCACAACCTTTTTATTGGTGCTATCCCAATAAACAGCCTTGCCTTGGTTCATAGCTACAGCTTCCGCTGCGAAAGCAAAAACCTCGGTTACATATAATGCTATTTCGTCACCAATGGCACCGGCACAAGCCGCTATACCGTACATATCTCCAACCTTTACAACTTCGTCTCTCTCTACGGCTGCAGTGCAGACGTAATTCATTGTGTTACCTTTACGTACGAACATTTATATCACTCCTTTTGTTTAAATTATTTACCAGCATTCTTCACGAAGCCCTTGAAGTCCAAAGCGCGAACATCAAAGTCATGATAGAAACGGAACTTCCAGCCCAGAGTATCTGTGTCCATTCCGGAATCAATGATTACATCCGTTTGACCGTTAAGATAAGAGACTTGAACTCCGTCAACAAAACCATGTTTAGCTACTACATAAAATGCAGTTTTACTACTATCGTCCAGATTAGCATCCGTAATTACCTGCATAGAGGACTGGAATGCGTTTTTAACACCGGAATTGCTGGAGCTGGGGTCAGAGTTAGAAGCAATTAACTGAAATGCTTTTGTTTCTAAAGTTGAAGGAACCAACAGATAACCGGGTACGATGTTTAACACAGCTTTGCCTGAAAAGTCTTTCTGTTGACGCATCATAGCACGCATCTCTGTTAAGCTGTCAGTATTTAATGCAGCAGCTGTTGCAAGGTTGCCATTTTTAGCACTGAAAGTAACACCTGTAAGAGCTTGGTAAGCTAACATATTCTTTTTGCGTTCGAATCCCGCAACAATCAACTGGGGTACTTTGGCCAAAAGGTCAAGGTCATCATTAATGAGCATTTGGCGAGTATAAGAGAAACCAGTGCCTTCTGTCTCCAGCATTACGTTAGTGCCGTCAGTGCTCAACTCTTGGTAAGTGAATTCGCCGCCTTCAGGAATTCTCTTGGGCATAGATGCAGCACTCAGCTTATAAACTTTAGCGGCTTTGAAATCTCTCAAAGAACCATAATCAACCCAGTCTTGATAAGTAGTTCCTGCTTCTAAGTATTTGCCGGATAAAGCTTTGTGAGCTGTATCATCAAGTATTGCGCTAAACGCTCCTGTAGTAGTAAGAGCTCTCTTCAACAGCTCGCCTTCGCTCATGTAACGAGCGTCTTTTTCTCCGGCTCTTTCCAGGCACATCACTGCGACTTCTTTCATGCGCATATTACGGAAATTATCAGCACCTGCAGCTGCATTTTTAGGATGCAAACCTGCTCTTAACAAAATACCATCAGTAATAACATCACGGAGCTTATCACCTTCATCAGCTGTTACTGTGGCTTTAGTCGTAGGCGTTGCTTGGTTCTTTTTAATCATTTCAGTCAAAACAGCAGCGCGAACATCATCCATAGTAGTACCATCGTCAATGAATTTCTTGGTTGCCTCTTCGGTCATGTTTGTTTCTCTGCAAAGCGCAGAGATATCGGTGCAGCGTTTACGTTCGGCCATACGAGCCTTTTCTTCCGCTGCAGCCCTTTCCTCTTGCTGCTTCTTTTGCATTTCTTTTTCGTCCATTTTTTCAGTCTCCTTTTTTTCTTTTTTATCAGTCGGCTCGTTTGCCGGAGATATAGGTGTGATAGGTACAGGCGCAGATTTTTCAGCCTGTTTTTCTTCTCTCCCTGCTGCCACTGTAGGGTCTGCAGGAATACTAACTACAGAAAATTCTAGGACTTCCCACTTCGTAATAATATAAGCAGGCCCTTCTACGCCATCGGAATTGGTTTCGCCTTTCGGAACTACCTCGAATAATTTTGGCTGATAGCCCACAGACATTCCACGCAGTGAGCCACTTTCGACTTTGTCCATTATGGTGGTACTCTTCTCATCCTTATCAAAAGTAATATCAGCATAGGCTTTTTTGTCCTTAATGTAGATGTTATCTACTCTAGCAATCACCTTGTCGCGGTCATGATTAAAAAGTACAGGCATTACTCCTTGCTTGAGCCGTTCAATGTTCATGGCTTCAGGTGTGACTTTCAAGATTTCCATCTCTCCGTCTCCCCAGCGGTCATAAGGTGCCTCAGATGCGAACGAGCAGGTAAGAGTCCTCTTTTCCTTGTTGAACATTTCCTGACCCAGAGCCAGTTCCCTCTTCGCCGGAACCTTCAAGTCCCGAAATGATACTTGCATTTTTGCCATTATTTCCCACCTCCATAATTCCTAGTTCTTCTTTCATTTTTTTCTCTGCAGCTAACTGCCTTAGTACTTCTTTCCAGTCTTTTCCGGATTTGGAGCAGATATCTCTTAATGTCGTCTGTCCCGTTTCCATCAGGATTTTATTGCCAGTTGCTTCTTTAACTGGATCTATCCAAGGCATACCCTGCGGAATGAATTTATAAATCATGTACTTATCTTTTAATTCGTTGATACTAGTAACTTTCGAAAGAATTGTTCCGGCCAGCCAACAGCTGATAACAAATTCTGACAGGACTTCATCCAGGCAATGTTCAATAAGATACATTTGCCAATCACTGTAAGTCGCATCATCCGCTAAAAGATTTTGACGTGCACTAGAATAATTCACCTGGCTAACATCTCTAGCCGTGGCTTCTAGTGACAAGCCACAAGAAGCCGCTGCCATTCGTTGTTGATGTGTACAGTAGGCCGCCGCTTCTGCCGCCTGTCCGCTAGGTACCAGCGTTGATACATCTTCACCCGGTGCTAAGCTGAACATTTCTCCAGGCCTAATTCTCTGTGTTGGCGTTCCATCGGGAGTTTTCTGCTGAGGGTTTCTACCAATGCTCGGCATAACATCCGGAAGAGTCCTTTTTATGAAAACGCATATACTAGCAAGTATCTTTTGCATAAAGCCAACGGATTTCATGTAATCGTAAAGGTCATGGATTCTGTCCATGATACGAGATAGACCGCTGATTTCCCTGTACTCGCTAGGGCGTTTCTTCTGCCACAGGTAGATAATTCTCTGAGCTTCAACTCTTACCGGCTTAGGATTAATCATTCCATTGGCATTAGTCGATGTCAGGTAATAGGCAACCGGCTTATTGTATTTATCAAGCTCAATCCCATCACAAATCAAATTACCTGTATCCGGATTTTTAATCATTCCCATAGCATTGAGGTCGTCTATATCTCTGCACTGTAGCTGGAATGGAAAGCGAGGATTCCCTGTATAAGTTTTGACGATTATAATCCCACCATCAACTACAATTCTGTCTACAGCCATTTTTAGGATTTCTCTAAAAGATTGCTGCCCTGTCACATCGCAATTTCTAGGCTTTTGCCATTCTTTCCACAACTGCTCAATGAGGTCATTGAATTTTTCGTCCTCGGTTTCAGCTTGAAAATTAAAGCCATGGCCAATAACATTTCTTTCAAGAGCATTAATGATTGCACCGGTTACGTCAGAATTTCTTTCCAGGTCTCTTGCTCTTGACCGGAGCATCTTTCTAGCCCCACGATTAACCATTTCGCCTGTGCCATCTAAGGGATGCCACGTTGCGTTATTTCTTCCAAACCTGGCACCGTCATAACCGCCAGTACCTAAAGCCCTTCTCCATGCTTCTCTCTTGTAGCCCCATGACGGCGAGAAGAAGCTTATTGCTCTATCTAAAAAGTTCATTGCTAATCTCTCCCATCAAATACGCAGGCGACTAGGCCGCCGCCTCCGCTACTTTGACGCTCAATCTCCTGCTGAAGCTGTGCTCTTTCTTTTCTAAGCACTGATAAATCTGCCATTGTCACTGAGCCGGTTCTTGACCTAACTTCTTGACCGCCCGTCATGATAGCGGAAATGGCATCATCTACTTCGTTAAGCTTTTGCTGTAAGGTTTTGCTCATGATTTACCTCCTTAGTAGTCCGGCAGCTCATAATCAGGTAGGCTGAACGGTTCTTCTTTTTCTTTTTCGTCTTTTAGTTTTTCTTGTGGTTCAGGGGCCGTTAATTCGTCCTCTGTCAGGTACCGAACGTTCATAAGGTCAGCCATACAAAAGCTGTAGACCTCTGTATCCCACAAATGGTTATTCGGATGTGAACTTTTAGGTACCCATGTTTCAATCATTCGCCCATTTTTCTGTGCGAACACTTTTTCTTCGCTTATCATTGAATCTGCATACTCTGCATCTATATCCTTGTTTACCATCCACGAACCAACCGAACCAAGTGGTTTGGCCAAACGTGCTGCAATTGCATTTTTATACTGGTCTGTATCTATGGTGTAGAGAAGTAATGGCTTTAAGCCTGTTCCTTTGAGCGGCTTAGTTACCTGACTAATCCTGTATGATGTGACCATTTGGACAGGGGACCCTCTAACTGGTACCGCCGCATCGTGCTCTATACAAAACTGATAAGTTTCATCCTCGTTGTAACCGGCATCAACGCCATAGAGAGAAACCTGCATTGTTTGCTTAGACCCTTCAATCGGCCAAAACACATCCATGATGTTGGCTATGCTTTCCCAATCTCTGGCTTTTCCGTTCGCTATACCTTGACTTTTTATGCCAACGCCCCACGCCCGGATGGACCAGTAAAAATAACCTTTTTGCACATCAACAGCACCGGTTAATATTTTTGCCCAGCTTGGTATGATACCTTCTGACAAATTTGTCTTTCGATTCATTACCAGGTTGGTATCTAGCTTACTGGACTTGCTTTCCCAAAACTCGCCGAGCCATGAATTTACAAAATTCATTAAGTCTTGCGGTTTTGATTTTGAGGTTATAAATTCTTTGGCCATCTGCCCAAATGTGATCCAGGGCGAATACAGTGAGTTGATGTGGAATGCTATTTTTTTAGGCTTTTTTGATGTGGTATTAATTGCCACCCATTTCCCTTTCCGGAGCATCTCCGGTTTTTGTTCGTCAGTGATGTGGTTATGGCAACAAGGGCATTCATAATAAGCTGTGTACTCAATAGCAGTTAAATCCGCATCCTTATCAAATCTCACGTTTGGCCATTCTAGCGGTTTTAATTCTCCACAATAAGGACAGGGTACGTAATACTTATATCTGGCATCGGCAGCCTTCCATGCTTCGTACACATGTCCATCCTTTAAAGTTGGTGTGCTGCCAATAATTATTTTTCTTTTTGGCCAGTTTTTCGTTCTCTCTCTGGCCAGCTTCAAAGGCGAAGCTTCCCGGCCCGTCCACCTAGGATATTTATCAACTTCGTCCATAATTACCCTAGGCAGTGGCCAGCTTGCCAGCTTGCTGGGGGTCTGCGCACTGGCAATTTTGATAAACCCGCCCCGGAACCGGAGCATTAAGTCTTTAGAGTTTGTAAGGTCAATCTTATGATCCAGGACAGCGCAAGAACGGAGGAATTTCTGCATTCTGTCCTCTGAAAACTCCGAGGCGGTTTCTTTTTCCGGTAAAACGTATAAGAAGCGACTTGGGTCTCTGTCTATGCAGTAACCCACGTAATTCAGTAAAGCTTCAGTAAAACCTATCTGCGCCGCTTTTAATAAAACTATCTCTTCTGTGTAATCGTCTCCCATAGCGTCCATAATCTTGGTCAGATAAGGAGTTAACTCGTTAGACCATGGTCCTGTAGTAGGAGATTCTTCATCACCCATAACACGATTCTCAGCGGCCCAATTACTTACGCTTATTGGTTCCTGTGGTGCCAAGCTTTTTAACGCTTCGCGAACCACGCGGTCTGCCTGTTCTTGCCATTTTGCTATTTGAGTTGGGCTTATAAAGCTCATCTCCGGAGAGAGCTGTGAGGGCTTTTGTAAATCCATCATTGAGCTTCTCCCTCCCTTTGGTGCTTAATTCCGGATACAAACTTTCGGCCAGATTTTTTAGGGACTGCGAAAACGTAAAAAGCGTATTTTCAAGCCTTTGCTGCATAATTTCAACCGGTATTACTGTCCCGATTATCTGCTGCAGTCTCAACTGCTCGATATTTGCCCTGGTATCTTTGTACCTAGTATCGGCTACGATTTTGTTAGCGGCTGCCGATGGTGTCAGTCCTTGCGAACCGGCTGATTCTCCACGCCATTTAATGAGTTCTTTAAGGTCCCACCATCCTCTTTCATGCTTCGGAGCACCGCCTCTTATCCACTTGTCAACGGTATTGCGGCTTGTTTGATACAAGTCCACCACCATACCGGTAGAAACCATTAAAACGCCATCCTTGAGCTTCACGCCCTTGGTAATAGTTGCGTTTTCTTCTGTTTCCTGTTTTTCTGCCAGCATTTTAATTGCTTCGGCATGCGGCTGAATAAACCGCTTTGTCTTTCTGGCTCTTTGTGCCCCGTTTTTTGATGCGGTTATAACAGTTTCGTCAACATAATAACCGGTGGCCATTTTTTTGAGCTGTTCTTCAGCATTAAAGCTATTTTTTTCCAAAGTTTCAGCTTTTTTTATAGTCATGTGATTACCTCGCAAGGCATTGTAAATGGTCAATAACAGAAAAGCAAACGCAAACCCCCCCGATTCGTTCGCCTTTTGTCCGCAATTTTAAAAAATCTAAAACCCGAAACTTAGCACCCAGAGCCGTTTTTGTCACCCTTCGAGTTTCACTTTTTTGTGCAAAAACTGTGCGCCGCGCCCGACCCCTGTCGATTCAAATCGAAAAGAAGGACCCGTAAGCGCTCAGACTTGCCCTAGGCAAGGCTTTAAGGCCTTTTCCCTAGGAACTAATCGCATATTGATATAAGTCTGCTCAGAAACAAAAATAGAGCGTGGATTGATATCCACGCTCGTGTATTAATGCTATGAAGTTATTGCTTAGCTGCCTTTAATGTTTCAAGGAACTCTTTGACCTGTTGGAATTCCTTATCGTTAACGAAGATGCTCCTGACCTTCCTGTTCTTTCCTAGTGTGGGTCTTCCTGCGCCTTGACGTTTACCGCCACGCTTTTCTTTTTTCGGTTCGTCCATATATATCACAGTGTCCTTTCTGTGCTATTAATTTTTGTGGGGCGGTTGCCCGCCCCGATTGGTTTATTCCTCATCCTCAAAAGTAATTTTTGCGCTGTCTTGCTTGTAGGCATTCTTACTAAAGTAGCTGAAGCGTTCTTCCGCTTTTTCGGAAATTTCCTGTCCATCAACCCATCTTGTGATTTCGCTAGACAGGGCATTGTCAAAAACTTCTGCATTGCCGAAAGCCTTGAAGCCGATTAAAGCTAAAAAATTGTAGTTCTGAATGAATAAGTTTCTTACGCTTTCTTTTCTTTCTTCAAAATCTTCATCAGAAAAGCTATCGGAGATTTCTAAGCAGTCGTAGTATGATACTAAAGTATCATATAAAGCTTTTAAAACCATTGTGTCGAAAACGCTTGCCTTGGAAAAATCTTGGGCTATTTCAGCACCAAACAAAATTTTTGCTCCCATTTCTTTTTCAGACCAACTCTCAAAACTCGGAATATTATATTTCATAATCACACGCTCCTTTGTTTTTTCTATCTGTATATATCTTAACTCCATTGTTTGAATTTGTCAATAGTTTTTTCAAATAAAAAGAGAGAAGTTTTTAGGCTTCTCTCTTTGGCTTGCTCACTGCTCTTCTTAGCTTCTTTAGCTCATTAATCATGCTCCTTATCTGTGTGGCCGGTACCAGCATCTTCTTTTCAGGGGCTTTGCTCTCCGCTCTGATCAGAAGCTCGGCCATGTCCTTGTGGGTTAACCTTTGAAACATGTTGCTGGTCTCAAGCACTCTGATAGGGAAAGCTTCTTCCCGTCTCTCATAACATAAACATTTTGGTCGTGTGTCAGCTCCTGGTACCGATGCACAATCACATCGCAGTACTTAACGTCAAGCTCAACCATCCTGCACTTCCTGCCTAGTTGTTCGCAGGCAATTAGTGTGGTACCGGAACCACCGAACGGGTCTAAAACTATATCATTTCCCTTTGAGGAATTTGTTATCGGATAAGCTATCAAAGGCACCGGCTTCATGGTTGGGTGTTCTTCGCTCTTTGTAGGCCTGTCAAATTCCCAGATAGTAGACTGCTTCCTATCGCTGTACCAATTGTGCTTTCCGTCTCTCTTCCAGCCAAAAAGCACTGGCTCATGCTGCCACTGGTAGGGTGAGCGCCCTAAGACAAGGCTCTGCTTCTTCCAGATACAGGTACCGGATAGATAGAAGCCCGCATCGTCAAAAGCCTTCCTGAAGGTCAATCCTTCGGTGTCAGAATGGAACACATAGATGCTTGCCTCGTTGCTTGTATTCTTCTCCATCCGGTAGAAGGCCTTATATATGAATTCGCTGAAAGCATCCTCGTCCATATGATCATTCTTGATTTTACCGGCTTCTCCTTCGTAGTCCACATTGTAAGGCGGGTCTGTAACAACAAGGTCAGCCTTCTGCGTTCCCATCAGCTGAGAATAGGTGCTGTACTCTGTGGAATCCCCACAATAAAGCTTGTGCCTTCCCAATAGCCACAAATCGCCTTTCTTGGTAATCGCAGGCTTAGCCAATTCTGCATCAACGTCGAAGTTATCTTCTTCAACATTGGCCACAGCGTTTAGCATTCTTTCAGCTTCCTTCATTTCCATGCCAAACATCTCAAGGTCAAAGCCGTCTATTTCCTTCATGAGCTCGGCCACTGCCTCTTCATCCAGCTCAGCCAATTCCTGTATTTTATTATCGGCAACCATATCAGCCCATTCTTGTTCCTGCGATTCGTAGTCCTGATAATCAACCGGCACTTTCTCCATACCCAAAGCTTCAGCTGCTAACAATCTGCCATGACCAGTAACGACATAGCCGCTAAACATACTCACTACGAGGGGCCGCCTAAAACCAGTGTGCTCAATAATCTTCGCCAGCAATTTAATCTGTTTCTCCGGATGTGAGTTCGGATTCTTAGGATTTTTCTTTAGGTCTTTTATTGGGACCAGTTTATCATATACGCATTTTATCTCTATCAATTTTTAAACCTCCATGCCTAGCTTTAGGCCCAGTTTTGTTAGCATCTTTTTTAGCTTATCGTAATAAGCTGTTTTTTCCAAAGGCAAACGGCTGATAATTTCCGCATCAGTAAGTTTATTTTTTTTTCGAAATTTTAGCTCAGCAATGCTACGCTCGTCCTGATCCATTTCCTGGTAGCAAAGCTTGATGGCTTGAGTAACTCGCTCAAGCCACCAGCAACGGGCAATCAAATACGTAACATCAGCAGCAGAACATTTCCCGATTTTCTGTTCCCTCGACATTCTTTCCCGGCATCTGCGAAGTTCGCGCAGGGAATCGTTATAGCGACAATATTCTTGTGTTAAAAATTTTCGTGTGTCCCGGCGCAGCACATCAGCATCTCCTTTGAGTTAAGTTATTCCGTCCACTCTTCTCCGTCTATTGTAGCAGTTCCTTTGCCGTCTAGCTCCAAGATTTTAGCATCTTTTTCAAGACCCGATTTGATTTGCTTTATAAGCCTTGCAGGACTGGCCACGTTAAAAGCGAATACTTCGTCTAGGCGATGCCTGATTTCGACCCTGCCTTTATCCGAACCTTTAGTGCTAACAGTAATGCTGTCTGTATGGTCAAGGTTGGCCATGATGGTTCCTTTTCCAAAATTCATTATCAAGAACATTATTTTCTCCTTTTTATCTTTCTTATTATCCAGCTAAACCAGATAACAAAAGCCACTAGCAGTGCAAGCCATATAACTACCAGGATACCAAGCAACCACGCTAACGCGTCCATGGCATCACCTCAATGCCTACCGTCTCGGCAAAATGTTTCTCAAGCGTTGCTCCTGGTGAACGCTGCCAACCTTTTAGCATATAAATTTTGTCGCATCCGGAAAGCATTATGATTCCTCTTGATATGTAGTACTTGTACGGCATGTTTGGCGGTTCATATTTTGCCGGATTGACGGGTTCGTATCCCAATTCTTGCAGCTTTTTTTCTGCCTCTGCAAATTCTTTGCGAAAATTAGGATTATCTGAAATCGGGCCAGCAATATAAACCTTTCTCTTTTTGGGTTTTTCAGTGTGTTCTCTGTTCAGCCAGTCGATTAAGCACAAAATTTGAGATATTGGAATGTCCTCAATTGTTATTTCGCTCATTCTAAGAGCAAGCCTTTCTCCTGGCGTAAGGCTGTTGAAGTAATCAATAGCCCTAGGAAAAGTTGAACGCTTTGATTGCAACCAGCTTAGCATATTCTGTATTTTCTCAACTGGGATACCGCTGATGTGTTTCCTTCTTTTACAGTACTTATGCCATTGGTCTAAATCTAAACTGTTGAGATAATCTGAATTATTCATTTTCGCTCACGCTCCTTAACACAAGTTTTTTTCTTCCGCATTTTTCGCAAAAATAAATTTCTGTTGCAGCTGTATCAAAGCTTTCTTTTCTTGTCATAGGCTTGCCACAGCAGTAAAGACTGCGGTCTATCTTACTCCGTTTGAATTTTCTTTTGAAACTCATTTTTTCACTCTCCTGTCAGATTCCCAATGAACGCATTTAACTTTTCTTATCAACTTCAATCCGAACCAGCTACTATTTTTATGGCAACACACATTAAGCTTTAAGTCCCGATTTCCACAGTTGCTACAGTTATTGGCCATTATTACAACTCCTTTCCAACACAACGCCAATGTAATTCCAACGTAACTTTGAAACGTTAGATATTAGCATAAGCGTTAAGTTTAATCGTTAGGCAATTCCTCGCAATCAATTCCACCCACAACCTTCACTCCATTGTGGTAGATGTCTAACTCGGTAGTGTAATAACCGTTCTGGTCGCTGTAACAAGGAACAAAAAACATTTTATTTTTGTTTCCAAACCGAAAACCGCTGTTAGCTCTTTCAAAAATTATAGGCTCTGTAAAATCAGTCTTTAATGCCAACGGCTCAATTTGCTTGAAGTCTGCATAGTTGAATTCGCAGCAATCTTGCTCATGATCAAAGGTAATCTTATCGCCGTTATCTAAAACAATATTTTCCGAGCTAATGCTTTTTATTTTCATTTCTTTCCACTCCTTTCATTAGTCAAAGGATTGCGCGTAATCCTCCTGGCACTTGACATTTTTCCTCGTCCAATTCAGCTATGTATATTACCCCCATATTTTTATTTTTACTGTTAAACTTTAACGCTTTTTCAAAAGTACTGAAAAACGCATAGTCATACTTGTCTATTAGTTCTTCAATTTCCACAACATATATTTTCATGTTTCTCACTCCCTCACCCTCTGTCCACAATGAGGACAGTAATCGTTATAACTGCTCACAACACCCTGACAGATAGGACAATTTAGCTCATATACTGGGTCGTTATAATAGAGCTGCATTTTCATTGGCAACTCCCTCCGCAACCTTTTGAGCTTTTCCTTTTGATAACGGATTTCTCGTTTATGTATATCTTGGCAGCCATACCAATATGCTCTGGAAAGAACTGACTTACAAAATTTTATTCCCGCGTTGCACTCCTTAATCCTCGCACGTACTTGTTCCTCGGTTAGCATTTGCTACATCACTCTCCTATGCCATGCTTTTTCCTCAATCTCTCGTACATATTATCAAGTCGCATTCCTGTTTCTTTCTCCACCCTAATACGTTCTTCCTCTCTGTTCTTCTCATAGCGTTTCTTTTCTTCAAGCTTGGGTAACGTCCAGTCTATTTTTTGACCGCACCTAGCACAATACGATAAATCTCTCTGGATGTGCCACTTTCCGCAACCGCTATATAGTTCTCCCACAAACCACCCGCAATTGGGGCATTTCCACTCTAGCGTTGTACTGCTCTCCATTCCACCGCTACCATTCGCATAACTTACATGACACACGCTAGTATGATTTTCCAAAATAGGCTCTTTGCCAATATCTCTATTTATAAGTTTTCCAAAATTAATCTCTTTCACCATTTGCACCTCTCCATTTTCTCTATCCGTTCTTTCATGGCAGTATCGGCTTCGCACTCCGCTTCGGTGCGGTAGCAGTTGCCTAGCATATAACACATCTTGTCAGTAGTCTTTTCTTCCCAGATAGACCAACCTGCCATTGAACAACCCCACGCCCAATATTTTTCGTTCTTTTTCGGCTTGAATGGGAGCTTTACGATAAAACGAGAACCATTGATGAGTGATAGCAAGAGCCACGCTCCATCTACACTACTAAGATTACCTCCTTGTAATTTATTGTCGCAAAGAGAATATTTTGTCTCTGTACCGCAAAGTTCTGGCGCTCTGCTCCCAATTTTATTAACGATATAAAATTCTTCCCCCATCTCTACTCCTAACATCTTTGCTATTTCCGGCATATGATTCATTTTCCTATCACCCTTTCAATATCTTTCTTTTCTTGTTCGCTGGCTGTCACATAACCGCATTCTATATCACAGTAATGTGTGACTTTGCAGCCTAGCCTTTCAGCCATGTCTATGAGCCGGATACGTTTTTCGCAACGCATTTTTCTTATTTTCTGCCCATAAAAAATATTATTAGCACTTCGAGCTTTGGCCTTTGATTCTAAGCCTAGGTGTATTTCTATTAGTTCCTTGAGCCCATCCTGCGAGAGCTTTTTAGTGCACTGGTACTCAGCCGCAAATTTAGTTCCCCTAAAAAGCATTACATGATGGTTCACGGCGGACTGTACCGCCGTGAATCCTTTATAGTCTAGGCTCATAGTTTTCCCTTAGACAGCTCTTTTACCATTTGCTCCGCTAAGTTATTAACGAAGATATCATCCGAGCACAGCTTAACCTTAAAATCCGTGGTGCCTTTATCCTCAGTCTTTATCAACGCTACAACATCCTTGTTGATAAACCTTTCCCTCAAGCTCGCTCTGGCATTAGCAATACAGGCTGCTTTTTTAAGGACTATCCTCCATTGTTCTTCAAGGAATTGGTCTATAAAGGTTTTATCGTCATAGTTTTTTCTTCTGTCGATAGCTGCATCTCGCAGCATTTCTATAGTTCGAACCTCTTTATCTGCGATTTCTTTTAATTGCTTTTCGGCCAAATAATTCATTTTCCATCCTCCTAAAATGGCAGCTCCTCTTGTTCAAAGCTCTGCTGCCTCTTGTCTAGTAAAAAAGCGATGTCATCAACACTTTTGGCAACGATGTAGGTGCCGCCATGCGCTTTGATGTGTTTCTCAAAATCGATTTGGTAGTCAGACTGCTTGCTTCCCTTACGGGGAGTTTTCATTTCGATGTAAACGGTTTTACCATCCTTGAGCACTATCAGGTCTGAAATTCCTCTCATGGCCCCTAGGCCCTGAAATATGTTCATGACAAACCATCCATCTTTCCGGAGCGCACCACGAACCTTATTTTTGATTTCATGCTCAAGCTGTTTTTTTGTTTTCTTAATGATTTCCAAAATTTAGGCCTCCTCAAAACGGTATCTCTTCGTCAAATCCAACATTAGCGCCAAAGTCATCCATGGCTGTGTGTTCTTCTGCCTTCCCTGCTGCCGGTGTTGCCGGTGCTGAATATCCGGAAGAGTTGCTCGACTTCTTTTCGATAAAATCAACTCTGTCGGCCACAACCTCTGTAGCGTACTTTTTAACTCCGTCCTTACCAACATATTGCCTTATCTGTAAACGGCCTTGTACGAGCAACCTGTGCCCCTTAGAGCAGCTATTTCCTACGAGCTCCGCTATCTTTCCCCAGATTTGGACATTTATAAAATCTGCTTCATATTCGCCTTGAGAATTCTTAAACGGCCGATTAACCGCTAAGGTAAAGCTCGTTACGTTCTTACCTGTGCTTGTTACTTTAACTTCCGGGTCCCTGGTTAAGCGCCCCATTAGTTCAATGTGATTCATAGTTCTCCCTCCTGTTCCAGCGGTTTGCGGCCTCTTGTTCGGAACTTCCAAAAATAAGTGCGTGGCAGTTTTGGCAGCCAACTGTTTTCCGCATGCGATTAAATTCTTGAATTACTGCTTTTCCTCCGCAAAAGGGACATGGTAGTAATTGGATTTCCACGCGCTCTTTTCCAAGCCAATGCGCAAGATACGCATCAAAATTCGAGTAGCCTTCTTTGTACCACTTGCCGGCAAAGGTTCCGCCGCTTGTTCTTAATTTATTAATGACCCTGCCAAAATCTATGTTGTTCAAGCTCATAAGCCATTCTCTGTTTTTCATGATTCTCCCTCCGCTCTTTGTTTATTATTTCTTTTCGATTTGCTTTGCCCCCAGCTTCTCTCTTATGCCATTCACTAGATGGCCAATTTTCTCTTCAAGCTGTACCTGTGTTTTTAACGGCAGCATGGCTACCGTTTCCGCTATCTGTTCATGGCTCTTCCTGGTTCGGCTCATCCCTTCCCATGCCATACGCATCTGGGCGAAAACCGTTGCCTCTTGGACTATTTCCATTTCGCAAATTAACCTCCAGCGGTCTTTCATAAAAGTATTCAGCTCCGGTGTGCTCCACTCTGGCGGATTATAAAATCCATGATGCCTAATAGCTTCTCGGATTTCGTGTTCCACTTCCGCCCAAGGTTTTACCGGTTTAGGTCCCGCAGTGTCCTTATAATACCTGCAGGCTTCTCTGATTTCCGCTATGCTTGGGAAGAATTTACAGGTCTGCAGGCAGTGCCTAGCCCCATATTCCAGCATCGCATCAGAAATATCTTTCAGGTTATCCAGATAGACCAGCACTGTTCCTTCTCCGATCTTGTCTGTTGGAAAGCTGACTGCCAGCATTTTGATTATGTCTATTTTTTTCATAAATCAATTCCTCCCTCCTTAAGTATTTTTTCCACGTTATCGAAAACTCTCTTATCGTGTTCTTCCTTTGATTCTTTCTTAGTCTTGAGAGGATAAAAGCTCCCCCAGCCATGCTCAATGGAATTGTTAATGATTTCAAGCCGTTCTTCGTCTGACATGGCTAGACCTGACAACTTGTGAAGAGAAATTTCCAAGGCTCTCTTCGTTGGTGCTTTTTTTATTTCAATTCTCGTTTCCACAAAATCGGTTAATGCTTTTTGGATTTCAGGTGATTTTGTGAAGTCTGTTATCATTTCTTTTGCGATAGAAAGAGTAAATTTGGGTGGTGGAAAAGAGGTGTTTTTTTCTCTCTTCTTGTTAATACCATTCTTGTAAATCTTTTTATATTGTAGGGATTTGTTTTGCGGTTCATGGGGTGAACCACTAACCGGTTCATGGGGTGAACCACTAAACAAACTTTGAGGGGCGTTTTGCGGTTCATGGGGTGAACCACTAACACTAGATTTTTTTAACTGATATACTCTCCATTTTTTGATTTTAACCAGGGTGTTAGAAATTGAAAAAGTTAAATCAATCATTTTCGCCTTAGAAAAGTCGGCCAAACATTTTTTTAATGTATTCCGACATAAACCAATTTTTTCAGAAGCATCTCTCATTGAAAAAGCAATTTCTCCAATATCCGTTTGGCATCTGTGTCCGCTTACCCAGATTTCTCTTTCGGCATGAGTTGCACTCAAAAGTAGCCACATCCAGACCTTGAAATGAAAAACGCTTTTATTAACGACCGGGTCAGAGAGGATACCCCGGTCTACCTTAATCCAACCTTGCGATTTTTCCTTAACCATCTCGATTTCGCCTTCTGAAAACCTTGGAAGCACTGTGACCGACTAGCCACGCAGTCCTCTTAAGCCGGCTCAATGTTCGGTTCTTCCTGATTTTCTCTTTCTCTTTAACCATGTCCTGGTACCTCTCACACCCGTCATGACAGCCTACAAATCTTTCTTTACATCCCAAGCAGGGCGAAGTCATAGCAGCTTCTTCTCGGCCCTCTCGCCCTTGATAAAGGCCTTGGCCTCCTTTATGAGGTCCTGAAATTTTTTCTCGTCCGGAGTGGCCTTGCTTGTAAGATTAATGCTAAAAATCGGGTCAAAATAGATGTTGTATCCTATGCCACCAGGCTGACGCTCAGTTACAACGCAAGAACACTCCGCAGAGCGCGGTTCCTTGTTGTCATACTTTAAATTTGCCAAAACAAAAAAGCAGTTAGACGTGGGTTTCTGCATAGCAGACTTCATGAACACCGCAGAGACCCCTGCCAGAGCTTCAAAAAAGGCCGGAGCGGGGAGTTCTTTGCTTTGGAGTACACTTGTTACCGCATCACCTTTACCGTCCTTTGTAGCCGAATCTAGGTACTTTATGGTGGTCGTTCCTTTTAGGTTCTTGACTGACAATATATCCATTTTCATTCCTCCTCAAAATAATGACTGTTCCGGAGAAGCCGCTTTCAGCTTCTCCTTTTCTCTAGTTGCGGCCTGTTGCCGCAACTGGGTAATCTTCTTCTGGTCGCAGGTAGCAAAGTGACTTGTGTAACCGATTTTAGCTTCGTGACCATTGTCCTCTAGATCGGCTCTTATTACTTTTCCGTCCGTCAAGTAAACAACGTGCCTGCCGGTTGGGCTTGGATAAACCGTCTTGGGACATGGGTCAACTGGTGTAGGCTTTCCTGCGGTTGTCTTAATCCACATGATCTTTTTATGGCATGACTTGCATTCAGATAAATTCATTTAGACCTCCTAGCACCGGCAAGTCTCAACCGGTATGCCGGTAGCTCTCTCAACGGCTCTCTTAATAACTTCTGGGTTCCCGTTGTCTCCGGAGATGTGGATGCAGTAGATTTTTTTTACCGTACTCAGGTCAACCATTTTTAACCAGGATAAGAGGTTCTCTAGGTTCATGTGGCTCTTGAAAAGTCTCTTAGCCAGTGGCTTTGGAATGTAACCCGCGTCTATTCTGGCCATGATATCTTCCTTGATGTAATTGCATTCGACCATGAGATACGTCAGGCCTTTGAATCTGTATTTTATGTAGTAGGTATCAGTGGCAAAAAGCACGTTGTCCTCACCGTCCGTAATCACAAAGCCCAATGGCTCAACAGCATCGTGCTGCATGGCCAGAGGTAATATCAACCAGCCGCCTACTTTAAATGACACATCCGCTTTTATTAAGTGCTCCATAAAATTCAGGTCGCCTAATTTGCTCCTGGTGCCCTCGCTCATGTAGAGGTTAACTCCTCGCTTAGCTAGTGCCTCTACAGAGCGGGCGTGGTCTTGGTGCTCGTGGCTGATAAGGCAGCCGGCAATATTGGCAAAATCAAAATCTATGCAGCGGCTCAATTTGTCGAATCTGATGCCCGCCTCCAGAAGAATTGAGCCTGACTTGCAGTCTGATTTTAGCCGGTACAGGTTGCCTGTACTGCCGCTGTGAAATACCTCTATGGCAATCAATACGGATACTCCTCAGCGGAAGCGGGCTGTGCTGCTGGCTTAACTGGTTCAGCCTTTTTCGGCTCGGATGTAAGGTCGACATTAATAGTTCCTGCGTGAGTGTCAGCTTCCTGCTTCGCGTGTTCATAGCTGCCATCAACATTTTGTTTTAATTCGATGGTGTCCTCTACTTCTTCGCTAGTCATCATGCCACAGGAGATTTCAGGAGCTACCTCGTTGATAAAGAATGATGCTGCCCGGTACCTAAGCATTTTCTCCGGCATGGTCTGCCACTTGGAGCCTTTCTTGCTAACCCATCCTTCGGCCTTAGCCATAGCAATATCAACTTTGGTCCCGACAAGCTTTTCGCCCGTTGAAAGCTCAACGGCCCACGCAGTGCAGCCCCAATCGTCTTGGCCTTGTTTGCCACACATCTGGTACCTGATTGCAGAGTATTTTCCACAGCTGTTAAAAGTCGCAATTAAGAATTTACTGCTCCAGCTAGGCCGTCCATATACCTGATAAAGATTCTGCATAACCATCATCGGGTCAGCGTGCATTCTGTTCGCCATGTTAAGAGCAATCAGGCAATTTGCAGGCTTGCCCTTGTAAGTGTCCGGGATGATGTCGCTCTGGCACAAAAGTTGTGCGGCTTTTTTTAAAGCTTCCATCCCCAGCAAAGTATCAAAACCCATTGAAACCACTCCTGCTTGATTTACTGCTACTTCTTTGTTTTCCATTTTTTAAGCCTCCCATTTGGTTAATTCTTTGAAATTTTTATCAACAACGAAATTGATAACTTGTGATTCTGTATGAGGAATTTCGACAACGCTTTCCCTGTTGTCTATGAGGATAGGGTTCCTGACACCGTAAAAATCAGATAGGACATTGATTATCTTGATGCCTGTAATAATCTTCTCGGCATTGCTCAGGTTCCTGTACGGGGTCTTGTGCATCAGCACTTCACAGGTGTCACGAATACCGCCGTTAATCTGCTGGTCGAAAAGCTTGAATTCTAAGCCATCAAATTTGGCGTTGACTGCCTGGCTCACGCTTTCACATTTAACCCGGATAAAATCAGCAATCTCGGATAGCTCTTTTTCACACTGTCCAATTGTTGCTGCCAGTTCCTGCTGTTCGGCTCTGTACTTCTCCGTATTGGTTCTGCTGGCAACACTGAGATTATTGGTGCTCAGTTCGTCCATCAGCTGGTCTATCTTTGAGTTATTATCTGCTATGGCTTGGCTATGCACTGGCTCAACATCGTTGTTTGTAAGACGTGCCTTATTGCTGGCAATCTCAGCAAGGATGTTGGCACCATCAGCGGTTTGTTCATATGGGACGATAGCTTCCATGGTCTTTTGCTTTTCAGCATCGATTTTGAAAATCTGGGAATTACAGGTCTGGATGCTATTCTGCATTTCTCTGATGGAAGCTTCGAGAACGTCCATCTGTTTCTTTGCTAAAGCAACATCCGCAGCCTTTTTCTTCCCACGATTTATGTTTTCTTCCTTAGCCTTGGCTTTGTCCAAATTAACCTCAGCGAATACCTTTATTGACTGCTCTGGAGTTAAAGGCTGTCCGCAAGTGGGACACACATCTTGAGCTTGTTGCGGCATCTCGAGCATGGCTTTAAAATCCGCTCTCATGGTATCAAGCTCCCTGCTAAGGCCGTTTACACGCTCCTGTAGTACGGAATGCTCGCTACGAGCCTTGTTGATGCCGTTCTCTCTTTCCCGGATAAGAGCCTGCTGTTCCGATTTCAGGTTCTCATATTTTTGGGACAGGTCGCGGTTTGCGATATCATACTCAGCTTTCGCTCTGGCATTTTCCGCTTCTAAAGCTCGGATGGTAGACTTAATAATTTCCTGCCCATTATCCGTTGACTCCGTTTTGTCTTTAGCGGCAAGCTCTGCATTCTGTTTTTGTAGCTCTTTTATGGCCGCCTGGCACTTGGCCACGTTAGCAATGTCTCCGTCAATAATGTTCTTGCTGATTTCGTCAATTCTCACAGCCTTGTCTTTCATAGCAGTGACCGCTGCCTTTTGGTTAGCAGTACGCTCCCCTTTAAGCAGCTCTACATCTTTTCCCTTTAGCCAATCGAACTCCGGATGAGCCTTGAAAAGTTCTTCGTCAGAGTACTTGCTTACTTCCAGCAGGATTTCTCTCTGCTTCTTCCAGTCCAAATTTGGAAAAGCTTCAGGGCGGCTTGTGAGGGCGAAAGTATCTAGGTCTATACATTTCCCTAGATACTCCATAAAAAGCTTTTGTGTGCCAACAGGGGCGTTGTCAACGGTGTAATTCGTTGTTGTTCCGGTCAACCTAGCCTCGTTCTCACCGTTTTTCTTTGTCCACTTTTCCATCATGATTCTTTCGAACCGGGTATTGGTTGCATTGCTGTTTCCTAAAATCAAAACAACGGAAGTCTGCACGTTGTGAATGATTTCGCCTGTTTCCTGGTCGTAAGGGAAGAACTCTACTCCCTCTTTCCCATTTGCATCTTTTCCGGTCATACACCAGTAGACCGCATCAATTACCGAGCTCTTTCCGGTGGCATTAGCTCCGGCAAAAGTATTCAGCTTATCGTCAAGCTGCAAACTCAACTCTTTAATACCTTTAAAATTCTTGATGTAAATCGCTTTTATAATCATTACTTTCCCTCCGTAATTTGAAAACAATATTTGCTATTCTTTATGCTTTTATCTTTCCATTTCTCTGGGTCAGAAACCCCCGTTTCATAAACCCGTGTTTCAGAAAGCGCCTCTTGATTCCATTTGTCCCTGGCCACAGCCGGGCTTTCACCCTCCTATAAAACTTTCTTCTTGCAGTCAGGGCAGTAATGCTTGTGCCCAATAAAAGAAATTATTGTTGACCAGCCATGGAGCAATGCCCTTTTCTCTGTAACACTCTTGCTCTGAGAGTGGACGGTATAAGTTGCGTCACACCTGTCGCAACGCACATGGCAGACGTTCTTTCCGTCACGCTCTATCACACCCCAACGCCAAGCAGATACTCAGCGATGTATATGATGCTTATCAATGTGCTTACCAGCACCCAGCAGACAGCAACAACTGCGAACGGAACGACAATCCATTTGACTGTATCTTTTACAAATGCTTTTCTGGCATCGTTCCTCTGCCACCTTTTAGCAGCTGTTCTTTCGTGAGCCAGCCACCTCTCGCTTGGCTCGAATGCCTTTGTCATTTCTCTTCCCTCTTTTCGTAATCCGGAACCATGCGGTTCTTATACTTTTTCTCAGAAAAATATTTATCAATGGATTCCCTTGGTATGACCTTTCGGCCCTTACCAATGGTTACGGCTTCAAGTTCTCCGTTAGTAACAAGCTTTCTAACGGTGGTCTCGCTAATCTTTCCCATGAGTATTCCCGCCTCCTTATACGTGAACGCAAAGGCAAAAGCGTAAATCTGTTCCTCTGCTTTCTTCTTCATGGCGTTCCTCCTTAATCAGCCTTTCTGCTCGCTAGGTCCTTGAAAAGGTTCACAAAGTAGCATTGTCCCTTACCGGTTACCTTAGTTGTCTTGCTGATGGTCACATGGCCATCACTGTGGGATATTGCCGTTTCCTTAATCTCAAAAAGCTTCATTTCCATGCCTCTTTGAGTTGGGCTATTGTAATCCGCTCCGTACCGGCGAATCAGAAAGCCGTTATTGCGAAGCCAGTCAAATAACCTTTTTTGCCCTATTTCGTGGCCGTTCTGCTTCAGGAGCTTGGCCATATCACCGATAAGTATTGATGTACTGCTTGCCGATACCGCATCGGCAAAAACCACCTTAGGCCGCTGCTGTTCTATCTGCTCATTAGCTTCAACAAGGTTGACCTCTGCCGCTTCCCTAGCTGTCTTTTCCGCTTTTAGCGTCTGCAGTAGCTTTATCATCGTATCCGGGTTCTGGAGCATTGCCTCTAACTTCTCTCCCGTCATATACGCACCATGCTTGCGGATTGCGGGCAAAACCTCGGATGTTACCCAATGTTTAAACTCTCTAGCCTTGGGCATCTTGCTTGAAAGAATAAGACTATAAAGTCCGCTTTCGTTAATTAAGTTAACTTCTCTCCTTTGACCTGACAGAACGATTCGTTCGGTCAGCTTATCTTCTTCGTCTACATGGTCTCTAATAGCTTTTTGCGGATTCAAATACTCCAAAATATCCGCAACATCTTTGCCAATAAAATAAGGCTCTCCATTTACTCCTAAAGTCCTTACTTCTCCAAACTCGCTATTTCTAAAAATTTTCAATCCGTTCATGTTTCCTCCTTCTTTTGTGAATGTTATTCACATTTTAGGGCAAAAAAAAGCCCATCTCTTTCTAGGTCAGTTAAAGAAAGAAATCTTTGACTTATAACAATTTCTTTACCAGTAAATTCAACAGGAGCAGCATCTCTTGTTTTAGCCCATAAAGCCTGATCAGAAATGTTTAGAGCTTTAGCCCATTCCGATTTTAATTTATGAGCACGTGCTAAATAGAATTTTTCGTTAGTTCCATCGTACATGTTTTCCACCTCCTTTTTGTGAATGGTATTCACATTTTGTAATATAGCATAATCTTGAACTTAATTCAAGTTAAATTTAAGAAAGTTAAAGGAAAAGCGATTTAAAGGTTATATTTATGGTATAATTCTGCAAGGAGGTGCTACCATGTCTATTGGTATAAATATAATGAAACGTAGGCAAGAATTGGGAATGACACAGCAGGAATTAGCATCTAAAGCAGGATATTCAACTGTGAGTAGTATTACTAAGGTTGAAACAGGAAAGGCGGATTTGCCAGCATCAAAGATTATTTTAATTGCTAAGATATTGGAATGTTCTCCAAATGATTTATTAACAGAAAGTGAAACAATGCTTTCACCCGCAGAAATCAATCTGATTTCAGACTATCGTAGGCTTAATGAACCAAACAAAAAAATACTATTGTTACAAATAGGATTAATGCTACAGTCCCAAGCTGAAGCAAGCCAGACTAAAAAAGAGAATGTATAAAAAGAGAGGAGCTGATTTCGTGTACTGTAAAAAATGCGGAAAAAAATTACCGGATGATGCAGTGTTCTGCCCTACTTGTGGTACCAAGGTTGATAACGAACCTGTTAAGGAACAACCGGAGAAAAGAACTCTGACGGAACAGGATAAAAAAATGGAGCTACAAAAAGATAGCCTTATGGCCGGTAAAACTGAACCCAGCACAAGTAGCATGTTCTTGTGGATAGGTGGATTTATTATAATGCTGATTGCCATATGGTTTTTTTATGGATGGATTGATAATCGCTCTAAGCAAGCTGAGCTTTCTAAGTCGATGCGTGTTGCGGAAGAACAATCGCAACAACACAACTACACTCTTACAGCGAAAGAAATGAATAATACCTTTGTAGGCAAAACCTGCATTGATTCCATAGATGTTCATTCAGGAACAGGAAACATGGCCATATTGACGATTCGCGTCAATAAAGGATGGCAACAAATGACAAGTTTAGACAAAAAGGATTTTGCATTAAAGCTAAATCAAATTTTTATGAGTAACGTGAATTCTAAAGGTTCAAAAATGAAGATTCACCAAGCCGGATTACAGATTTATTATGGCAATGTTGAGGTGGCCAACGGAGTCGGCAGCGATATAACCATCAAAGGTTAATCCTTGCCGAAATTTATCGGAAAGGAGTTGGCCACGATGGTAATCACAAAAGAGGATGAGCTTCTGCTAGACTTGTATCATGCTTTAACAACAGAAGCTAAAATGATACTGCTTGTAAAGATGCAGCAGTCAATCAGCTGTAGTGATACAGAGACACTGCAGGAAAAGAACAACCTAATTATTTTCAAGAAAAGGAGCTGAGGAACATGGGAATGCACGATGCCCAGCCAAAGCTCTGGGCCAGAATCATTATTTGCATGACATTGATTTTTATCGTTGCTATGGCCATAGCAACGTATCTGTACGTGAAAGGAGCCTAAGATGCCGACTTACAAAGTTAACGATGGTCGAAAAAAAGCCTGGTACTGGTATTTTATGACAGGCGAAAAAGTTAACGGTGTCTATCAAAAGATTAAATCCAATACCGGGTACCTGAGACAGCCGGAAGCTGCCAGTGCTGAAGCCAAAGCTAAAAATTCCTATGATAGCAATACCTATATAGCTGACAGTAAAATGACTTTGAGGGAATATCTAGAGAATATTTACAAGCCGACAAAGAAAAAATTAGCGGCTAAGTCAGTTGAGCACTACGGCTACATGATTTCTAAAATTTGCGAACACAAAATTGCTGACAAGAAATTGCAAAAGATTAAGCTTGTGGATCTAACTGCTTATCAGCTCAGCCTTTTGGATGATGGCTTGTCAGACAAAACGCAGTATATGCTTTTATCAACTCTAAAAGGTGCGCTCCGCTACGCTTGTGAATCCGACCTAATAGCCAAGAATCCGGCTGTAAAGCTAAAGCTACCACCGAAGCCAAACCCGAAAGGGAAGCATCTGGACAGTGACACGCTTATGGCTCAATTGGCCATAGTTAAAGAGTTTGACTATGAAATCTATATCCCAATTCTCCTCATGGCCACAGCTTCGTGCCGGACCATTGAAGCAGTAGGTGTGAGAAACTGTAACGTGGATTTAGATAATCATATACTTAAAATTGAGAACGGTCTCGATTATAGGGACGGAGAGCTAAAACTTGTGGAGCTTAAAACCCCAAAGGCATACCGGACAGTTCCGCTTTTGCCCCTAGCCGTTGAGGAAATCAAAAACTATAAGAGTTGGTTGCGTAAGAAACTTCTTAGCCTTAAAGCGGAAAATGGCGCGTTAAACATTGAAGCATGGAAAAATCCACTGGACCTTTTGGTACTTCAGGTGACGGGCCAGCCGATGAGCGAGGACTTTCTCCAGCACCGTTGGAGAAAGCTGAAAGAAGCGCATCAGGAACTTCAGAATATGAGACCTTATGATTTCCGGCACTCCTATGCCGCCAACCTTAGGGACGCCGGTGTGGCTATGGCAGATATCTCCGATTTAATGGGTCACACGTCTGTTTCTTTTACTGCTTCCACTTATGCAGTTGCGATAGATACAACTCACCAGAAAGCGGCCGTTTTGCTAGAGCAGGCCTTGCTTAAGACCAAATAAAAGTATACCCCCAGGACTAGGAGGTCCGGGGGTACTTCTTTGGGGTTTCGTAGCAAAAATGTGAGCAAATAATTCTATTTCGCATTTATGGACATTTATGTACATTTGTGCGTATTTATGGAAACGTAGATTTAGAGCCACTTTTCTAATGCACATTCATGCACATTTGTGTGATTTGATAGGGTTAAATTAATTCGGGACTAGGAGGCCGCAGGTTCGAATCCTGTCGCCCCGACCAATATTAAAGCCACTCTAGAGCATAGTCAAAAGGTCAAAGAATGGCTAATGTGAGCAAAAATGTGAGCAAACAACATATTTAG